CCGTCATGTTCGTGAAGTAGGCATCCACATTCAATGCGGAAAAGACCCCCTTCCCGATCATGTACATGTTCGTGTCAGTGTTGTACACCTGGGCCGACGCGAGCACCGGAAGTGTCGCAATCGCCAAGTAGAGAAACAGCTTTTTCATTTTGTCTCCTTTGTTGGTAAGGGGAACCGGATTAACTCCGGCTCCCCCACCTGCTGATCCGATTCGATTACGCCCCGGCGTTGCCCATCACGTTGAAGGGCTTACCGGCGCCCTGCACGAAACGGGTGTAGAGACGATAGCTTCTGACATCGGGATTGCCGTTGTCGTAAGCGATGGTGTCGGGCCGAGAACCCCAGAGCCAGTACAACTCATGCCCCTCACCCATCGGGCCGAACCCGAAGTACGCGGTCGTGCTCGTCAGGAAGTTCCACACTTCGTACGTGATGCCGTAGCGCGTCAGGTAGTTGAGGTCGTTGATGTTGTAACCGGGCTTGGCTTCCGAACCCAACTGCACGATGGTCGTGTCTTCCAGACCAGCCGGAACCACGAGCTTCGCCATGTTGATCGGACGCAGGAACCCGGTGCCGTCGCGGTTCTGCCGGAAGGTCAGCCGCATGTCGGCAATCGACGCCTGACTCAGGGTCGCCGCCGTACGCGCATTGGCCCACACGCCAGCCGTCTTGAGTTCACGCGGCCGTGCCGTGTCGCAGAGCTTCTTCTTGTCCGCGCAGTAGAACGACGTGGTACTGAACGTCTGGTTGAACGGAAGGGCGGCATAGAGTTCCGCCGTGTCCATCCATGCCTGGTTCAGATCCGCCATGTGGCGGTCGATGACCCCGAACTGATCGGTCTCCAGAAGAAGCCGACCAATCGAGATGCCCAGTTTGTACTCCACCGGAGTCATTTGCAGGGCAAACCCAGGAGTCAGCATCATCTGCGGAATGCCGTCCACGTCGCGGGCCTCGGGCACCGTCGCGCCAGCTTCCATCCAGCTCCGGTACTCGGTCAGCTTGTTGGTGGCGGTCTGGTTCCAATACTTGAGCCCTTCGGAGGGCATCGTGAGAACACGACGCTTCACCGATTCCATGCGAGAGTCCAGTGCGTCCGCGTAACTCTCGACGATATGCACACCCGGTCGGGCGATGATCGGGGCAGCTGCTGATGTAACGATAGGCATGTCTTATCTCCTTTTTCCGTGTTGATGTTACGCGATGGGAACGGCCTGCAACGCGATGTCCAGAACCTTGAACCGAATCACCGGACAGGTGTCCGCCGAATCGTATTTTGCCGGGTCGAAGTTGTACCCGACATCCGTGATCTCCACATGGGGATACGTCGCATCGGCATTCACGGTCACGATACTGCCGGTCGTGCTGGCCGCCGTGACGTTGATACCGCTTTGCGTTCTGATGAGCGCCGTGGTCGCCGTGGTCGACGTCTTGTGACCCTCGAAGATCATGTCAGACGTGATGACGCCGACATCCGCCGTGACGGTATCGGTGCCGGCGGCGCCGATAGCCGCGTTCGTCAGCGAGAAATACTTGATGCCGCCCGAGGTCGCCACCGAGGCCGCGCTCGTGATCTGAGCCAGCGCACGGCCCGACGTATCGACGTACAGGAACTGACCTGCCGCCCACGGAATGTTGGTGTTGATGCCCTTGATGAGCACGTTGCTCCTGGTCTGCATCGGTTTATCCGACAAGACCAGTCTGGGATTCATGACGTAGCTTGTATAGTCCGTAGCCATTTTCCGTCTCCTTGTTGTGTCCTACACCTTCTCTAGTTTGTACCGGTTTCCGTGTGCATCGGTGACGACATACCGGTCGAGGCTTTGAGCTTCCTCGAACTGCTGTGTCGCGACTGCCGCCTGACGATCAATCCGGCGCTGGAACAGTTCCGTCTTGATCATCATCAGGATGTCACTCCCATCGGTAACTTCCGATTGACCTGACCCTTCATCGGGCGGAACCTTCTCGTAACCCTTCCTGCGAAACAGAGAGAAGTCGGCATTGCCGCGAACCCAAGCGAGCGTCATTCCATCGAGCTTGCTTCCCATGCGTTCACGGGTCACGCGCTCAATGTAGGTACGGTCGTTGTAGTTATCGTCATCGACCAGACTCACGTCCGGCCCCGGCTTCGTTTCACTGGGATTGATAGGAGCACGTCCCACCTTGTTGTCTGCCTTCATCGGGTTTGTCGCATCCGGTTTCATTATTTCGCCTCCACGAGATCGGGTCGCATGATGTTGGTTTGTTTGTGATCGGGAAACAGTCTCGCTGCCAGCGCATCGGCGTTCTTCTTCCGCTGATCCTCTCTCGGAGCAGCCGGAATACGCCGCGAGCCATCGGGTGACATCGGAGGATGTAGAGACGACCTTGGCATCGTGCTCTTAAAGTCCTTCGCCGCCGCGATCTTGTCCTTACTGGACAGTTTCCTGAACCATGCGTGCTTCTGTTCCATGTCATCAATGACATCCTGGTACTGAGCACGTTGCGGGTCGATCACTTCAGCAAGCCGCCCGGAATACTCTGCCTTGAGCGCGACATCGCGCTTCGCCAGCGTATCCGCGAAGAACTTGTTCTGCTTGTCGATCAACGCACGAATCGTCTGAGCCTGTGATGGAGTGAGTTCGCTCTTTTCGATGAACTCCTCCGTCCACACGGCGTCACTGACTGGATCGACAACCTCTTCCTCTTGGGTGCCTCCCAGTCTCGCACGGACCTCGCCCCGCATCTCGGCGAAACTGTCGCGCAACTCAGCAATCGTCTGCTTCGTCGTCGTCAGTTCGGCCTGTGCTTGGTGAAGTGCCTCAGTCGTATCCGTTAACCGCTTATCCAGATCGGCCTTGGTGGTCTTTCTGGATTCCCCATCGCTTCCCTGATCTTGAGCGTCAACAACTTGTTCGCCCTCAGTCCGGGTGTCAGGCAGAGAGTCCAGCCCGTCTTGCGGCTGGGTCTGCATGGCAGAGTCCGTATCCTGTGTAGCGTCACCGTTCATTGTGACATTCCCCTTCTTTCGCTACCGGGTTCTTTTGGGTGCCCCGGTTTGACCCTTCATCGTATCCGATAAATCCCTGCGGAGATTGAACAGCTTGCGGAGCCGCTTGATGCCGCCAACCAACTCACGGGCCTTGCCGTGCTGGTCGTTTTCAACCGCGTTCTCCAGTGCCACTCTATCCCGCTCAATGATCTGTTGCAGTACCTTGTAGAACAACTGCTGTTCTGGGTTGTCCAGATGGATCAACAGCACCCGCATTTCCTCAATCGTCAGATCAAACTCGTTCATTCCATACCCTCGCTTTCCATATTACCCGGCGCGCCCTCTTCTGGCGGGACCGGGTTCTGCATGGAGCCAATTTGTGCGGCGATGGCGTTCCCCTCAACCATACCGGGAGTGGTGTTGTTGGGCGAAATGGCGGGAGGTGCCATGCCAGCGGGGCTGTTTTGCCTGTTCTTGGCTAGCAGAAGATGCTCTTCGATATGGCGGTCGAGGTTCGCTATGTTCTCGTATCCAGGCGTTTTCTCGGCTCCACGGTAGCCAAGCCGGAACGACTGATGAATCGGGATATGCACTTCGGGGATGTCCTCGATCATGGGCGGCACATAGTTGCCCTTCATCAGCGTCATGTTTTCCATCTTGGCGTCCATCGTCTGAACAGCCGTGGCGTCCGGCTTGATGGCGGTCGTGATGTCTTTGTGCAGCACGTCTTCCAGAAGGAGCGGGGCCAGCTTCCGCATGTCGAGCACATCCTTGAATAGCGGGATCAACTGCTGAATCGCCATGTTGGTCGTCTGGCGTTGCACGATGTTGTTCTCGTACTCATCGACGATGTTGATCTGCACATCGAAGTCGCCGTAGAGTTCCGAGGGCCGGATCTCAACGGACTTGTCCGCAACGTCCGTGATCTTGATGACCTGATTGTCCAGCGCGTAGCAATGCCAGTAGCGCGGCCCCTTGCGTGCCACGAACTTCAGCCATTGATGGAACACGTACTTGATCAGCATCTTGTTCGGCAGCATGGCGGACGCATAGGCATTGATCGCTTCGCTCGCGGCAGTCCGGCCACCCATCGGTTCGCCACGGGTCGCCCGGTTGTTGCCGGCCGCTTCGTCGGAATCGGCGTCGATGTAGCCTAGGAAATTCTGATTGTCCGGCACGTTCATGGGTTCGGCCCACGTCAAGGAGTCCTGACTATCTACCTCAAACACAGCATCCGCCTTGTACAGCAATCCCTCGGGAGGGATTCGGACCTGACCGGCCACCACCTTCATCGGCCTGTTGTTGTTCAGTGTCTTGGTGTCAACCATCTGTTCCTTGGCCGTCGTGGACTCAAAGTAGTTCGACCGCAATGCCTCGATCAGCCCCATGTGATACAGCTTGTTGCCGTCGTCCGGCATCAGGTGAACCATCTCGACCGGCCATTCGTCATCCGGATCTCGGTTACGCCGGATCTCCATGCAGATCCCGTCCGAGAAAGACGATATCACCGTCACTTCGTACTTCTTGGGCTCATGCTTCATGGGGTTCCACATGGCCTTGCCAGTCTTGCTTTCGTCGATGGGCAGCAGCACGTACACCTTGAACCGTTGGAACTGGCCTGTCTGCGAGTCGCCCGTCGTGGAATCCAGCCCCTGCGCCTTCTCGCGGTTCTCCCGAATGGTTCCGTTGGCCTTGCCGCCTCGGTAGACGTGGGATTCGTTGATCAAGTCGAAGTTGGTGTACTCCCCGATCCGCACACCCTCCAAGAGACCTCCGATGCCAATCATGTCATTGATTACGATACAGTTCTGCTGCTGCATGTCGCCGATATTCTGGTCGGCCCAGAAGTTCTCAATGGGAATCTGGGGGCTGTCCAGCCGGTTCTCTACCATGACGCGCCTCCGCTCCAGCACCGTATCCTTGCCGCTCTTGGTCGGCCACTTGTCCAGAACGTCAGCCGACTTCCGCAACCACCGTACCATTATGGGCTGATTTCCATATTTGAGAAGATTCCACAGTAGTTCGATGGAACGGACGGTGAAGTTCTCCTGATCCCGGTTCCAGCGCATCGTGAGGTTGTGCTTGGTGGCAAGTTCCTTTGCCTGGTCGCCACTGTACGGCACGTCCGGGTTGTAGCGTGAGGTGTAGGTGTAGGGGTCGCGCTGAGAGAATAGGACGTTGACGTACTGGGCCGCGAGGGAGCGTACTTGCCGCAGGTACAGGGTTGACCCGCACTTCTGGGCCTTTGTCTTGGTGGCATCGTCGGCCTGCCGGTCCAGCCTTGCCCGCTCGGTTTCGCGTTCGGCTTCATCCTGCGCGTTCTTCAACATCGTGTCGCCAACGCGCCAGATATCCTCAATGGAACTGCGGTCTCCGCAAAACTTCTCGTAATACTTGCCAACGTAGTCGAGGACGATTTTGCACAGTTCCTCGTTGGTTGCGAGGTTGTCGGTACGGCTTTCCTCAACAACATTGCCGTCAAGATTCTCGACCTCTTCCGGCTCCTTGAGCTTGGTCGGAATGAAGACATCGGAATCTGCTGGGCTTGCGAGCGTCTCGGCCATGAGATAGTCCTTTTCCTGATTTCCAAGACGGACTATCTCATATTCTTGAAACTGCGTCAACTAAAATCGCAAGGGACTTTGCTCTATGACGCAAAGAACCTTGCTCTCATGCAGCACGGTATACCAATTCCCGCCCATTCCGAAGCATTTGAAGGGCTTTTCGACCACTACCCGGTCGTCGATGGCGTAGTTCCATCCGCATTTTGGCCCCTTGTCGATCACCACCCCGCGATTCGAGATGTGTTCGTAGTACGATGGGTCGATGATGGCGCAAGTATCCTTGCGGTCCTGCCGTTCGATCTTGATCACCACCATGTCGCGCAGCGGAACGATTCCTCCGTCACGCCAGTACGCCGGGAACACTGCATCCGGTTCCACGACCCAGTACGGACCCCCGACGTGCTTGGCGCTGTGGTGACTCGGGCACCTGCATATCAGGGTCTCGCCAAACGCGCCAGAACGGCCCCTGCGTGCGTCCTTGAGCGGGAAGGCATGGCAGTCATCCCCCACATCCACAAGCTCTACAAACGGCTTCTCCAAGCTGCACATGAACGATATCTGGTCGAACTCGACCATCCCCATGGCGCCATCCCTCCAGCCGTCCGGCATGGCAATGAGCGTTCTGCCGTCCTCGCGCTTGATGTCTTCCACATGGCACCGGCATACCAGGATCTTGTTGCCCGTCACCTTCCGCAACCGCTTCAAGACTTCGACCTGTTCTTCTTTCATACTCGCCTGTAACCTCCGACATGTGTTCGTTTCCCCGCCAAACTCGACCTGTTCAACTGCGTCATGTCGGCCGGCAGAACGATGGTTGAACCCCGCATCCCCTCCCGGCCGGTGTCCGCCGCGCCCCACATGTTGCCCATGAACTTCAAGCCCGCCATGACCAGGAATCCCATCGCCGATATCGCGAGATCGTCAACCTTGGCGATCTTCTCGCTCTTGTTCTTCTCGTCTTCGTCCACCGCCTCGAAGTGGCAGTTCTCAATTTCACGAATCAGGTTGACGCACGTCGAAAACACGTACATTCGGGGGGCACCCATGCGGCCCGTGACGATATGCTTGCGGTTTGGATCGCGGTGCATCAACGTCTGAACCATTGGTATCCAGTGGTTTGAGTGGCTACCATCCGCGGGCGTCAAGCGGTTCAGCCCCGCGCACTTGTACACGAATCCGAGCGTCTTGTTGACGATGCCGCTTGGCAAGTTGAATGACCGGCAATCCATCACGTCCTTGAAGTAGTGCTCGTTCACCTGCTCTTCGCGGAACCGCTTGATGACGATGCCGATGTTCTCATCGCGGTCCCATACCTTGTCTGGAACCATCCGGTTGCCGCACATCCTCACAATCTCGGCCACATCGTCATGGACAACCCGGCCCCCCTTAAAGTATTCGCGAAAGAAGATGACGTTCATGTCCTTGTCCACGGCGACGTTCAGGCAGCACGTCGGGTTGTTCAATCCATGATCAATCCCCCTGTACAACGTGTACTTGCCGGCTGGCGGCGTCTGCCACAACGGTTCAATGACGGATAGCTCATGGTTCCATTCGTCGAACACGATGTCTTCCGTGAAGTGCGGCTCTCCGTACAACCGCGCCCGGCCCTCGGCAATGACCTTCAGGTCCGGGGGCACCTGCCGCATGGGTTCGCGCTCCCACTTCTCAAACTCCTTTTCCTTCTCAACATTGCTGAAAATCCAGTCCGGCATCTCCAAGAGCTTGGTCGTGTAGCACCCCACCGTGTGACCCTTGGTTCGGGTGCCATTCGCCATCTTGATCAGCCAGCTTCTGCCGCCAGTGTCCTTCCGGCCCTTGACCTTGTGCGGCGTGAAGGCGAAGACGTGCTCACCGCTGACCCGCCGCGTCCGGCTGTCGGCGGCGTCAAACAGGTTCTCCTTGCTCTGTTCGTCCCATAGGATGCCGTGATGCCGGGCACTTTCCAGCACCGATTGCGTCTGCTCGTAGGTGAAGTACGTTATCGTTGTCCCGCAGTTCAATGCCGAACGCGGAGACCGGCCCCACGACGGCTCCACCCTCTTTCCGTTTCCCTTCGACAACTCCGCCCTCGGCATCCACCAGTTGATCATAATGGGCCACAC